GAGTCTAAAATTAGGCCTAGATCTCTTTCGCATGTTTTTATATTATAATCGAAATCTGGATATGTAAATTGTAAATAACCTGTTATCTCTCTTATGATATATTCTCTGTTAAGATCAATAAGAGTAGCGGCTTGACCGTAGTTTGGATTATCTATTCCGGATGAAATAACAGTTGCATTTTCAGCGCCTTCGTCTATAGTAATAGTTTGCATATATGGTCCAGGCTCTGCTTCTGATGCCTTGATCATTTCTTCTGCTCTTTGTGCGGCTGCATTAATAGTGCTGAATGCATATGTCCAAGAAGTACCTTCTTTTCCTGGCGGAACTCCAGTCATTGTATTGTCGCCCGCAGTGCTTACATACAGGTTAAATGGTGCAGAATAAGATGTATTATCTACATAATACTTTGTAGCTGCTTGTAAATCTTCTGCTGTTTGCGATAGTCCTGCAAGGTCTCCTGGATGATCATGTAGTTTTAACGCACCAGTCATACTGTCGCCTTGACGTCTAACTAAATGTTTACGTGGTACTGCTTCATTAGCTAGGAAGAATCCTTCTAAATTAGAATCATATCCTGCATCAGTCATTGTATGACTATCATCAGCGGCTATTGTAGCAGATATGTAAATTTTTTGTGCTTCTGCTACTGCTTCGTCTGTCTCTTTTGCTTTAGCTTCTGTGTCATATACAGCTAATTGATTACTGTTTACAAATCTTAGATAATATTTTGCATTGTTTGTAAGTACACCAGGTGTGGTGTCTTCTGCGTTAAACACATATTCAGAACCATTAACAGTTCTATCAAACCCATGTGAATTTACTACTAGGTTACCGTTATTGTAACTATCTATATTTAAAATGTATGATGAAGCATCTACAGGTTCGTCTTTAATTCTAATCGGTAGGTCGCCTGCAATATATCTTGCGTCTGCATAGCCTTTGGTTATCACAAGATCGTCTATAGTTACACCTGTGCCCGGCTGTCTATTATTGTAATCTATTGCCGCCGCTTCCGATACTGCAACATTAGCAATAGCAAATCCATCTGCGTTTAAAGGTCCGCCTAAAGTAGGAGTTCCATCCTGTGAAAGTTGTCTAAAGGCTGTCCTTAAAATTATTTTTCCTGCTTGATCATATGATATAGTAACACTATCTGTAAGTAACGGATCTATTTGGCTATCACTACCAAATTCAACAAAATCAAGTGCCGTTGCCGCATCATTTACTAATAATAAATTTCTAGGTAATAGTGAATTTGGAGTGTCTCCTAAGTTTGTAAAACTAATTTGTCCTCCTGCACCAAATACAGCATATAGTTCATTAAAGTTTTCGTTTACTTTACGAAACGATTCTCTAATACTATCGCCGGTGCCGTCATTACCCTCTACACCAATATCAATATCTTGTTTTGCCATCTAAATATGCTCCGTTAAATTGCTGGATCTGCTAATCTATCCATATCAAAGTTTACACTTACTCCACAACCACATGACGATTGTGCGTTAGGATTACTAATTTCAAACATTGATTGCATTATGTCTTTTTTATAGTCTATTATTGTACCAAATAAAAACATTAAACTATGCTTACCAATAACAAATGTACGGTTTGTATCAGTTTTAAACACTTCGTCATCTTCTTGAAGTTCGTCTGGAGTAGCGTAGGTACCCCATTCATATTCAAAACCTGCACAACCACCGCCTTTTACGTTTAAAGTAACAGCATATACTTCATGTTCGTTACAAATATTGTCAATTTGTTGTTTTGCGGAGTCGGTTAGCGTACAAATGGTCATTTTCATCCTTTCTTATAGTTATTTATCGTATGATTTTATAATCTTAATGTAAATATAGTTATGTATTTGAATGAATATAAAAAGCAAACACGGCACAGTCGTAAAAGTAAAACCGGCAAGGAACACCCCTACAAGCGTGAATTAACTATTTGTGTATTTAGATGTGATAGTTGTAATATCGAATTCGAACGTCCGAGAGGAAGTATGAATCCAAAGCGGTTAAACAACAACTATTTTCATGTATGTAATAGTTGTGATGCAAAAGTTTTTGCACAGAAAAAAGGTGTTGAACGTAAGCAGGTTTGGAATATGAGTGCTAGTTCAGATCTACCTATTGGAAAACTTTAATCTTCTCTTTTCCAAATAGTCCACGCACCGTATGCAATAGCACCGTATGCAACAATAGCCGCTATAGGTTTAAAAATTAAAAAAGCTATACCTGCCGCAATTAAAACTGCGCCGTCCCATGATGTGCGTTCGTTAAGTCTTTGATTAATCCATTTTTTTATCATAGTATCTCCTATTATTTCATTTCTATTAAAATAATATTATTATTTATATAAGTATATACTCCTTAAGGAGGAAAATTATGTTTAAATGGCTTAAAAACTTACTTGGTTTTACGGAAGTCGATAAGTTAGTTGAAGAACTTCAGCCGGCTCCTTCCACGCCAAAAGTTGAAAAAGTGGTAAAAGTTGACGCAAGTACAGTCAAAGTTACTAAGGCGAGTTTGTCAAAATTAACTAAGCAAGGCTTAGAAGATTTAGCAAAAGCGAATTATGGCGTTGATATTGACAAACGTAAAAAGAAAGCAGATCTAGTTAAAGAAGTTTTAGCTCTTTCTAAAAAGTCCTAAGATTTTTTAACTGTTCTATTGCAGTTTCACAGCGAGTTAGCTTACGTTCAAGAACGTTTATAGCTGCTCGCTGTTTTCTTGACTGCTCTTCTAATGAGCGTACATATTCTACTGTGGGGATTTCTTGTTGAGATCCATCTTCTGCCATCATTACAAACTTATCGACACCTTGTGCTCTAAGTCCGCCAGTTACTCTGTTAGGATTTTTATCAGAGACAGATGTGTTCTTGTGCTTTTCTGGCTGCTTCTTGCCATACATTGTACTCAGGTAGCTCATTATCTTTTCCTTTATAATATTTATATAATGCAATGCTTGCCAGATTTTTTGCCTTGGACTCTACCATAATGTCTGCATAAGGTAGAAACTCTAATGCCCAGTCATTAACAGCATCATTCCACATAAAGTCTGAATGTGCTCTTAGTTTGGCTTTTTTGTATCCCTGCTCAAGCAACGTTTCGAAATTGGGTCGAACATCTCGTGGTAAGTGTCCGATATGCTCTTCCCTTGACACCGAATAGTGTATAACAGGGCGTACACCACGCCAGCTGTCAATAATGCGGGTAAAACGGTCATCAGTAGGTTCAATGTATTCTCCTCCACTATTACACCAGTGATGGTGTATATCTAGCACAAGTGCAACATGATCGGCTAGTTCTAAGCTAGAGTCGATACCCCATTTGTTTTCGTCGTTTTCAATAGTAATACAGTTTCGTGCTTCTGTAGACAATCTTGGAAGGACGTTGATGATACCGGCTGGACCTTGTCTGCCTGAGATGTGGACGTTACACTTGAAGTCTTGCCAATTTTTACCGTAGCCCATCCACCTCGCAACATTGATATGGTATTCAAATTCATCTATGCTCCTTTCGACAATTTCGGGGTTGTCGCTTGCAAGTACAGTAAATTGGCCTGGGTGCATCGATAATCGGACATCGAGGGATCTTGCCGTTTCACCAACTTTTGCGAACTCTCTTTCACAGTAGCTAACCACGTCAGGTAAGCGCCAGAAATAACACCAAGTAGGCTCGGTATAAACAGGAAGCACATCGCTACCCAATCTGACCATTCTAAGTTCTGGTGGAAGACTTCCCACATACTCGATCAACCTTTTGTATGACGCAATGTTATGGACCATAATGTCCCACAAGCGTTCTTCTGCAACATCACGTGTCTGCCTATTAAGCCATTGTACTGTTGTGCTACGAGTATTTAGCGGTCTCTGCACTTCCTCTAGTAGTTTCTTTTTTTGTGTTTGATCTGGGTGCATGTACTTACATGCAAAACCAATACGTTTTTGTTGTGTTTTCAAAAAGTCACCTGCTGTAGTAAATTTTAAATCCATTATCTATAGTTGCCGTTTCTGTCATAATACTTACTGTTATATAATGCATAATCAATACTTATTATATAACCATTTCCTTTAGAAGTCAAGTGTTTGTACCACCAAATAAATTCTCTTATTCTATACATCATTTCCAATTTGCCTTTACCCAAGGATCGTCACAGTTGTGTGGATTAGGATCACCGTGAAAAACAGTTACACAACAATGTTCGGGCGGCTCAACATCTTCTACGTTGACAAGTTTTCTATCTCCTCTATTGCCCCTTGCTAAAGTTTTGTCTTTTCGAATTTCCCATTTCCAACTTTGTATCCAACTATCAGGCCATAATTTTGCAGGATTGTTTTTTGTTACAACATACAAATAATCTTGATCTCCCCAATACGTTCTTTGTATCTTGTTTGCATCTCTTGCAAATTCTTCCCAAATAAAATACATTTGCTCTGGCCTAAATCTAATTATGGAACTATTATATTTTTGCCAGTCTGGTCTTTGAGATCTTGTAAAGTCCCTAATTACACACCAATTTTTTGTTTCATAAGTCCATAATTTATCTATGTTATCTGCAATGACAACGTCTAAATCCATATATAATATAGTTCCTTGTAAGCCTGCTTGTTTACTAAACATATAAGGCTTACACCACCAACCTCTTAAGTTGTTAGGAAGAGGAATAATTTGAATATCTTGATGTATATCTGTAGGGTCTTCAGTTAGACATGCAAACTTAAAAGGCACTGTGCAATGCCTTTTAACCATATTGTATAAAATGTTTACGTAATCAGCACTGTACTTTGTACCGTGCTTTAGGCAAAGTATAGTATTCAATCAAGCCTCGTAAATCGCTGAATTCGCTCCGTGTTCTGCACACTCTACTTTGACGCAATAACAACGATTATCTGTTGCTTCACGTATTAGGTTGTCTGCAAAGTTAAATGCATGTTCTGCAAACTTCTCTGCACCTACACCGTCAAATACTTTAATCTCTGCAAGACCTTTTTCTTCTAGTTCTAGTAAATCGTCTAGCATTGGATCTGCAGAATCTACAACTAATTTGTGATCAAAATTATCTTCAAGCCAAGCCTTCAAAGGTTTTAATCCTCCAAAGTCGACTGCCCAGTTTTTATTGTCTAGATGCTCACATCCAAATGTAAATGTAAATGCTAGACTGTAACCATGTAGCAGATGGCAGTGTGAATGATCTGCATTAGGTTGACGGAACACTGCTGATAAACCAATGTTGTGTCCGTAATGTTTAGTACTAAGGTGTCTTGCCATATATTTCTCCTGTTAAATATGCGGCGGCAGAGTTAGAAGGGTTGACGCCAAGGCCTGTTATATTCATACTATATATTATAGTTTATATTACTTATATTGTCAACCATTACATTAGGATATTTCCATGCTTGTGGTAATTCCCAGTGAGGTTCTTGATAGATTGTGAATTGTATTTTAGGAAAGTGTTCAAACACTTTACCTATTTGATGTACCCAGTATCTAGGATCTACAGGTCTTTTGTCTGCAGGATCATAGTTTTTAGTTCCTTTGTATACATTATTAACAGTTTTTGTTTGGCTATGTAAATCAAAGCCGATTAGATTACAAGTTCCCTTACAGTATTTTGCACCTAACAACACAGCATATGGACCGCTACCCCATTGAAAAGGTTCATCCCATCTTTCAGTACCTTCATAAGGTAAACTAGGAACTTTTAGCACATTATCATGACATACAAATTGCGGTGCCCAATCTGCTCTTGTATAAATTGCATTGCTATATTCTCTTGATATTGCTTCTTGCACCATTCGCCTGTCAACACAGACAAGTCTACCTACTATAAAGTCTCTTATAATAGCATTACACCCGATTGTTTCAGATTTTAGTTTGTGTAAATCTATGCGTAAACGACTTTCACCATTACCAATCACAAACATGTTACATATCTTTTCGTATATCTTTCAGATCGTCTTTGAGTTCTTTTACACTGTCGCCAATGCCAGACATATACTTACTAAAATTTGCTATTTGTTTAATAGCCCAATACCACCAAAGAACTCCTGTTACTATTGCAGTTGTAGTAATTAAAATTGCAACACACTGAATCCACGTGTCTGTACCAATCCAGTACGCAGATACAAATAACGCAAGGCCGGTGAATGCCGCAATAGTCGCAGCGTTCAACCATCTTTGAATTTCTAACTTCGTTTTGTAATTCATTTAACCCCTCAGCAAGCAAAAAAATTATGATACTATTTTACCAAATTTCTTCCATTCACCGGGGCTTCCACTTTTCATACAAATCCATCCTACATAAGCTGTAGGGTTTGCATGCCATACAATGTCACCTTTTTTATAATTACCTGTCCCGGGTACTGTGTCACTAACTTCGAATTTTTTACCTTCAAGTCTAACAGACCCAGCCACAGTTAAATCAACATCGCTTCCTGGATTTTTAACGCCAATACTAACACCTTCTGACACAACTAATTTTTTGTGTACAACGATATTACCATTAGCTGATACAGTTAGTCTGTTTGTATCATCAGATATTATACTAAAGTCGGCACTTGTGTATGTGCCTAATTTGAAACCATATTCGTTTTCGTCAATTACAAATTCGTGATCAAAACTTCCCATACTGAAAGCACCATTTGGAGTATCAATACCAAAGCCTAATCTATCATTTGTACTATCGTAAAACAAATAATTGTTTACATTTATTTTGCCATTAACATTTAATTCTTTTAACGCACCTAATTCTTGTAGGTTACTTTTTGTAACTGACGTTCCTAGTGCTTCTCTTGAAAGAACGTTTTGACCGTTAATCATATAAATTTTATGTGCTCTGAGTTCTATACTTTCTGAGCTAAAAAATCTATCTGGACGTTCTTGCAATATAAACTGTTTCGTTCCGTCCTTTGCCGGCCATAATAATCCTTTGCCAAATGCAGTGTTATTTTCTTTGCCTATAAAACTTAAAGGATCAGATCTTTCATTTCTTACATCAGCAACCACTTCGTCTACGTGTATTTTCGATGCACGTATTTCTCCGTTAACATTTAAATTTCCGTTAACATCAACTGTACCTTCTATTTTAGACAGATGAATAGCCTCAACATGTAATCCATCATCAGCAACACGAACAACTTCATTAGTTGCTTTGTCTCTGATACCTACACTTGAGAAGTGTGTGATTAACCCACCGTGTATTACATTGCCGCTAAGAGCCCTTTCTCCTATTTCAGGAGTTGGTTTTGGCTGTTTTAGTTCATCTATTGCATCTGCTAGAGCATTAAGCCCTGTACGTATTTCTGTCATTGGCATTTCCTGTCTACGTATGTATTTATCAGGATACCTTTAGAAGTATTGTATCTAGATTACACCTACCATTTAATTTAGTATCTGTAGTAGCAATATCATCTAAGAATTTACGTAGTGCAACCTTACCAGCACCTTTAAATTCTTTTAATTGTACGTCAGGCTTTCGCAATGTTTTTTGTACACTTAGTTTTTCGTCAAATCCTAGTATAGTTGTACCTTTAACTTGCAAACCTGAATTTCCTCTTTGCATTCCTGTAGGATCTATATTACTTGCAACATATTTGCCTAGTTTACGTGTCTTACAATTGAATACCCAAAGCTCATTTGCACCTACAATATCAACTGGATTGATTGATGCTAATTGGAATTTATCATTTACTTTTGCAAATTTTAACTTTTCAACAAGTTTTTCTGCACTCTTAGGTTTACTCTTTCTTGGTTTTCTGTTAGCCTTTGCTTGATCAATAATAAAATCTAGTGCAGTGTTTAATCCGTCCATTGCTGTACGTAATTTTTTGATATCGCCTTTTTTAACATGACTATATCCTTCCTTGAGTTGTTGCCAAAGATCGGCCTCTAGTTCATCCATCTTTTTCAATTGACCTGCTGTTGGAAATCTTTCGAGGTCATTAAAGTCGTCTAGTGTGTTCTCATACATTTGTTTCATCTTACGTGCATGAGCCTGCGTTGTACCAACCTTTTGAAAATGTTGTTTAAAGTCAAAACCCTTTGGATCGAATTTATCTACATTTTCTGTCCAATCTTCTAACCACTCGTCTATGTCTTCACACATTTTATATGTCTGCTCTCTAATACGTTCTTGAATAGAAGGAACATAAACATTTGCTTTTTCTTTTTCCTCAGTTTTCTTTTCTTTTACAATCTTAGAGCCCTTTTCAATACACTCTTCAATCCTATGCTTTAGAAAACTTGTTGCAGGTTGGATATTTCCTGCCGTGCCTGCAAGTGTTTGCCAATAATCATCTTCTTTCTGATTAAAATCTGGCATGCCGTCAAGTAATTGTTTTGCAGTGATTGCGGCAGTTATGCTTAATACATAGCTAGGAGCGGCTTTTGCATTTTTTATTTGTTCTTTAGTATATCCATTTGCTGTCATCCATTTCCATGTGTGAGGGAAAAGATCTGCAGGTTTATAGTTGTAATAATAAAAATCTCTACTTTGTTGTTTATGCCTGTGGAAACTTTGTCCAGTCCATTCTTCCCAACCTTCCCAACTAGGTGCCTGTAATTTATCGCCACGTCTAGTCCGGGGTGCCGCTCTAGGTTTTTTCTTCTTAACTTTAGGCAATGCCATATGAATCTCCTATACAGTTTTCAATAAGTATATATGCGAATTTATTAAAAGTCAAGTATTTTAGACTCATCTTCGGTCCAAAACACATTTTCGATGCCAAAACTAGCAATCAAACTAGCACACCCAGGACAAGGTTTTGCTAGGCCGTGTATCCATTTTTTTGAATTTATATGAGGTCTTTTTACCCTTACAATGTATATTGAACACTTTGAAAGTTGTTGAGGAGTAATTAACCGTAAAGCATTTCTTATCGCCGCTACTTCGGCATGCATATAAATCTGTCCATTACGATAACCATTATCTTCCGACATCATCGGATGCGATTTATAACTGTTCACACCCGATGATATAAGATGCTTCTTGTAAACAATACCGGCGGCCATTCGAACACGGCCGTTTGCAACTCCGTCTGACTCGATAGCCAAACGGGTGAGCATCTTAGTTATACGTGACATTATTAATTTTCTTTTTTAAGACATTTAATGAAAGTTAAATTAGCCGGTATTTTTTCATTCTGTACAAAAACAGTAGGAGGATTGCCTTCTTCAAACTTTTGCTGAGCCAAACTACAATGTAGTTTACTACCCATTTTAGTTTCGATGGTCAAATCTGGCATCCCTGCGATTGATAAAACTATTACTAACCAGTACATTGTTTTACTCCATGTTAAAGTTAACTCCTATTTTTCTTTGAGAGCATCAAGGATATTATTTTGCTCTTTTTTGAATTCATTGTATCTTCGCCTAATTAAATCAACAGTCATGTCGATAAAAAGTAGCACAGGAGCAATAATTAAACCTCCACTTACAATGATTTCTGCAATGACACCTAACGCAACATAAGCATATATTCTTATGGTGTAAGGTTCCATATCAGTAAAATTCCATTTTATAAAATACATCAGTCTTTTCATCAGCCTTCTTTCTCTAAATGCCAAATAGTTCTTGGGCTTTCGTGTTTATATCTTTTCGTGTACGTCAAATCCGCGGAAGGTTTTGAATCGAGGAAACCTAAGCGAATAAGTGCCGTCTTGATTTTGTGTAATAGCATCTGCTCTTACCTCTACTAAATTTCCAATAATGCTGTCACGACCACTCCAGTAATCATCACGATTAGCATCAGTGAAACCACTACCGACATTAACAGTAATAGATCTGCCGTCGTCGACTCCCTTGCAAACAAACGCTCCAAGGCGCCCTTCGTTGCGACCAGTACCTTCTTCAATTTCGACCACCTCCAATGTAACTTCAATAAAAGGTTTTGCTTTTAGCCAACTGTGTGTTCGCTTACATTCATAAGGTGCATCTACATCCTTGATCATAACACCTTCATATCCACCGTCTACAGCCGCTTTATTAAGCTCTACAAAGCGTTCTTGTCCGGACTGAGTGTCTAAGTCTACCATTTCCCAATCAAGTGCTTGTACGTGCTTTAAAACGCTTGTATGTTGCTCTACCCAAGCCTTAACCGCTTGACTTCTAAAGGATTGTGTTTTATCCCAAATACCTTTTTGGAAGTCAGTAAGTGGACACATATCAAACAAATGCAGTACTGCATCATCTGATTGCTTACCATCTTTACGATGCACTTGCTTCATTAGGTCTTGGAAGTTGGCACTCATAACTTCACCATCTAGTACAAGATCATAAGGAGCAGGATTTTCTTTTAGAACTTCTTCAATCTCTGCAATTATATGTCCAAAGTTATGAAACTGTTTTCCGTTACGGCTAAACATTTCTACTTTGTTGCCACGAATAATTGTAATAACTCTTACACCGTCTAACTTAATTTCAATTTGTTTCTTGCCTACCATTTTCTTTTCATGGTTTGCACTGTCATGTGCTAGTGGACAAGTAAACACAGGAATAGCATATTTGTTATCAAACTTTTTTGCTACTTTGTTTACTGTTTTTTCACTGACACCACAACGTAGATCTTTAATAAGAATACGTCTATAAAATCCATTCCATTGTTCTACAGTACATGCACTTTTAACAAGATTAATTGCATCTCGTGCCGCATGACCTGTAAGCTCTCTTGAGATAAGTTTATCTGCAAGTTCTTTAAACAATGACCATTCACAGCCTTGTCCAGCCCATTCATTATCTAATTCAGTAACTTGTTTCACACCAAAAGTTACAAGTGGATCAAGAGCCATACGCACACCATCAAAAAATTCATCTAGCTCTTGTTCCATAGCTTCATACAGAATTTCTTCTTTGTCTAAGCGACTATTATGTTCTTCTAGTTGCTTAATAATATCTTGTGGTTGTGTTCTCATAATTGCATTGCCCTTTCTACTTGTTTTAAAACTGCCTTAGAATGTTTGCAGTAACCATGAAAAGAAAATCCTGTGCATTCACACTGAAATCCTTTATCATGTAATTCTACAGAATATTCATTGCCCTTACTACCAGCCACTGGCCAAATAGTACCTACCATCCAATGTCCTTTAGACGAAAAGATGGTAGGTTTTAAATATCGTTCAAACTTTGACTTTTTCATATTTGCCTCGGTGTTGTGCCTGTTAAAAAATACATTTTCTTAATAATAGCATCAACATCATCAGTTGTCAACCAGCCTTTTACAGTATCGTGTTCTTCTGTAATTCCAGGCAAGTTGACTTGTTCACATGCTTTAGCGTCAATCACGGCAATTTCATACTTGCCTTGCTTACCACCATAAGAAAATTCATGACTAACAATACTTAGGTTGTATTGCTCACCGAACTCTAATACAATTTGAACTCCATCGAATAACGACTTAGGAGTAAAATCTGCAAGTTGCATTATACAATCTCCTCGATGTTAATTGGCTTGTATCCAATTTGTTCTACACATACACACTTGTAAGGACCTTCAGGGGAAGGATTTGTATGAATGTGTCCGTGAACGTTAATTACATCATCTGGCCACCTACCTTCAGCAAGAGTTTGAGCATGTAAAGGAGTGTGAGTGCAAATGACACCTGGTGCTTCGATCCAAAGTTGAATGTCTTTAAAGAAAGGAGCAAGGAACTTTACATTATCGTGGTTACCTAGTACAAGTCTTTTCTTTCCAGGTAACTTAGCAAAGTTTGCTTCTAACCATTCAACTTTGTCTAAACCAAACAAGACATCGCCACAGTGAATAACGGTATCGCCATCCTTAACGGTATCAACCCAGTTGTCAAGGATACATTCATTCATTTCATCAACCGTAGCAAAGTCTCTCACAGGTTTACCAATGTAATCCTTAAACGTAAGAATGCCTGCATGGTTGAAGTGCGTATCACTTATTAACCAAATATTTGCCATTTTCTGCCTCTGTGTGTTTGCCTAATTAATGTATATATTATAGCAAAATATATACACCTTGTCAACCAAAATGATTCCTAGTAAAATCAACGACTTATTGGAGTGGGTGACTGGATTCGAACCAGCATAACACGGATTTGCAATCCGTTCCGTAACCATTCCGGACACACCCACATAAATTTGGCACCGGTGGAAGGAATCGAACCTCCGCTGTCATGGTTTTGGAGACCACCGCTCTACCCCTGAGCTACACCGGCATATTAGTCATAAAAAAAGCCCCATACATTTCTGCAGGGGCTTTACTATAACTTGTTTTAAAAAGTCAAGTCAAGACATCGCCCCTTGTTTTGGGCACCAACAAAATGTAGTTGTTACTGGCTTGATCATGTTTATATTCCTTTTTAATATTTATATACTATATTATCTTTTTTTATGTTTGTCAACCTATTTTCATACACACTCTGCATACATACCGTCTTCTCCTGAGTATAGTCGAGTGATGGGCTTGCCATCAATTTCCATTCCTAATCCTACAAATGGTCCACCACTTGGATCAAACATTGCTAAGTCTGAAGAGTCTAAGCCTTCAACACCTTCTCGTCCACCAAACCTACAATAGTTCATACTGTCACCTGACATTTCAAAACGGTATGTGTTTTCGTTTTCTGCAATCCATTTATACTTGTCCTTATAGCGATTAGTATATTCTATATCTGATTTAAACATCTGTTCTTCCTAAGTCTAATTATATTATTGATTTTTAATATTTTCGTCAACTATTAAATTCTTAATTTAGATTTTCTTTCTACTGATTCTACATATTTCACTGCACGTTTTAAGATTGCAATATCATCGTAAAATCCACCTAATGTTCTATTACATTTATGACACAACCATCCTTTAAATTCATCTGTATCATGGTCATGGTCTACACACCACACACTCCGATTCTTACCACCTATTCCCTGAAGTTGTTCTTCGTTTTTTAAACATATAGGACAACAAAAGTCTTTGTCTGGAGGCGGAATTTCTTTAC